TATAAGCCTTTGACCTTCGACCCATTCAGCGTCAAAATCTTCGTCAGCTGATTCGCTGTTATCCTCTGGTTCTTCGGTAACTTCTGAGACAGGAATCTCTTCAGTTTCATCTTCCTCGGAATCGATGTCAGAGACATCGTTGTCGTATTCGCTAACTACCGTATTCTCATCAGCGTCTACGTCACCAGTTGGTTGCTCTTCTACTTCTGACTCTGAAACTTCTTCCGCACCGAACTCATCGACAAATGAGTCTAATTCAGCCCAAGCATCGCTGAGATCGTCCTGAACTGCGCGAAGTGCTTCAGTAGCTTTTTCGCCTAATTTTCTTCCGTCTTTTTCACGGAGGGACGAAATCGCTTTCGCCCTTGTTATAAGGTTTTCTAATGCAGCAAGCACATCTTTAACCTCTTCTGAAAATGTTTTATTAACATCTTCGGAAACTTTTAATTCTTTTTCTTCTTCTTCCTCAGCAGTTTCTTCAGCAATAGATTCTGCTTCAGCATCTTGATCTTCTGAAACTTCTTCAAACTCAGTATCTACTTCGTCTACTGCTTCTTCTTCTGCAGGTGCTTCTTCTTCTTCAGGTTCTGGTTGATTCATACTCTCTGTAGTCATAACAGCTTTTTCTTCTGAAAGTTCTTCTAATAATTCAGTATTAGACTTAATAGCCATTGTGTATGTTTCTTGATTAGCACCAACAAGTACTGGTGATACTTCGTAGACAGTTAGACCTTTAAGAAATCTAACATCTTCTTCTTCATCAGAACCGTCTTTTTTAAACTTACCGTATTCAGAATCATCAACTTTAAAACCGAAAGACCATTGTTGTAATTCACCCATAGCCTTTACTAAGTTGTAAGCTTCTTTACCTGATTCTGTATCCATAAAGAACTGACCTTTGAATGTCGCTTTATCATCGTCTTGTTCTATTTGACCTTTACCAATTGGCATATCCCATTTGTGAGCCCATACCATAGGCACATCTCCTGATTTAAAACCTGATTTGATAGAGCCTGCTTTTACAATGTCGCCATCTGAATCTACTTTATCGAATATCGAAAAGACGGCAGCGACTTCGCCTTTTTCGTCATTCTTTATCTCCAAGTCGATTGACTTGATATCAAAATTATCTGACACTTAAACTCCTAAATATATAAAATTGCCAATTTCATATATAAGTTTATCAGTAGACCTTAATTCTCAACGACTACTTTTAATAGATTTATTTAGTTATATCAGATATGATTCTTAGGCTTGAAATAGGCATTGTTACTCTTCTGTCTGTTCTCTTATGTGAACCGTCTTCCAAGATTGCCCAGACTTGCATAGTAGCTTCTTTATCTGTGTTATTTACAGAGACAACTACACCGTGAACTGTTGATGGTGGCTGTGGACTTTTATCTATACTCCAAGATACAGATTGACCTGTTCTAACAGATTCTGCTTTGGTCATACCTTTACTAGAGTTAGGATGTCCTGATGGAAGTAAGTCTGTATCATATGGTTTTCTTTTAAATCTACCATTTCTTAATGCATATAAAAACCCGTTAACTCTGGCTAACGCCCACTGGTCAGCAGACCTAACGTTACCTCTAACTGAACCCGGATTTGTTCTATATGCACCAACACCTCTGTTAAATACTTTTCCTAAAGTACCTGCAGAAGTTTTATACTTAGCACTACTTGCATTATGCTTTGAAGCTTTTTCTCTAAGGATCTTTCTGATTCTTCCTGAGATTGCTTTCATTACCATCTCTTCTTCTAGCTGTGCAGCTTTCTTTCTACGTTCTCTAACAAGTTTTTTTCTTTCGTTAATAACAGCTTTCATAGCTGGAACACCTATGTTAAGAACTCCACCCCATTTGATAGCAGCGATAACACCATTCAATCTTTTATCGTTTTGATGTCTACCCATATAACGTTCTCTTCTTCTTACCCAGTTAAGAACAGATTCACTTCTATCACCTGATTGATATGCAGTCCATCTTCTAAAAGCATCATTGCCTGTAAATGAAGTCGGAGGATTACCGCCATTGCCAGCCATTCTCCAAATCTCTCCCCAGTTCTCTTTTAGATCTTTTGCGTAACCGTATGGGAATTGTTTATACTTTGAATTTGAAATTCTAACTGCTAGATTATCACCCGGACTTGGAAAGTTAGTATCGTCTTTTGCTTTTTCTTCTGGACTGTGCAAATCGTCACCTCTCTCGTACATTGCTTCTGCTTCTTCTAATGATACCTTAAGCTCATCAACCATTTTGGCTATATATGATTTTTTAGTACCCTCATAAGATTCGTGTGATGAACAAGGCATATAATAAGTTACACCTTCTATTTCGTGTGGATGTGAACCTTCACAACCAATTTGCTTTGCTCTCTCTTCAGCAGCTTCTCTACTCACAAACATATCCATACCTCTTGTAGGAGTTACAGATACAGCTTGTCTTGTAGATTCAGGCGAACCATCACCTGTGTCCATTACATCTTTCTTTTCTAATTCTTCTTGAGTTACGAATGTTTGATCAATTGTTGCAGCAGGTATTTCTAACGGATCATCTTCACCTATTGGTATTGATTGATCTTCTGCATCTTCTTGAGCAGGTTTACCAGTTGCTCCAACTTGTTGCATATTAAGTGGTCTTAGATAAACATTGTGAGAATCATCTGCGGCTAAACCAACTGCATTTCTAGCTTCACCAATTGTTGCCCACCCACCTGAAACAGCAGTGTTCATTCTTTTGTAAAGCTCGTCTTGGTCTTGTGATAATGCTCTTACATCTTCAACATTATATTTACAATAAAGATTGTCATCTTCATCAAACTCAGGAAGTAGCTGATAAGTTAATTCTTCTGCAACTGTTCTCCACAAAGGAACAAGTTTTTGTTCAGTAAAGTATTCTCTTAATTCTCTTGTGTTGTTATAAGTTGCTGAATTAAGACCAGCACCTAGACCTGCAAGAACAGCAGGTACACCCATAACGGCTGCAACTCTTTCTTCAGGTAATCTTCTAAGTTCTATTAAGTTCATATCTTGTGGACTAAATGAAACAACATCAATATTCATAGCTCCAGTAAGAACCATTGGCATACCTCTGTTTGCACCACCAAATTTAGATTTGTACATCTCTGATATTGCTTCTGCTTCTTCTCTTGTTGGACCACCCATAGCATCGGATGAAGGTGAAAGTATTACACCCGGTATTGCCATATTGTGTAACAAAGCAGTTGAGTATTGACCTGCTGCTTCATCTCCAAGTATTTCTCTAAGAACTGTTTTTATTGGAGCGTATCCTCTTCTATGATCATTTGGGTCTATACCTGTTCTAATATGAATCATATCTTTAGGATCTATATCAACTGTGTCTGTAGTTGGTGTATATTCATACCTCGTAATTAATCTTTGTTGATCACCTTTTGGTTTTACAAAGTTAGGCATAAGAGGAACTAATTGTACAACTTGTCCTTTTTTATTTCTATTTTTAAAAAGGTAAGCATCTCCTTCTACGCTAATAGCTGATACTAAATAATGTGAAAGTATTGCACCAGACATAAAAGGATTTGGTCTTTTAAATAATTTTGAAACAGGATGTTTAGCAAGAACTATGTCTTGACCTACTTCATCTTCTTTAAAAACATTTAACTTTGGTTCAGCAAAAGCTGTAGCCAAAACAGAAAGACAGGCAGCAACTGCGGAGTTACCAGAACCATTACCAATGTCTTCTAATTTATCAGAAGGAAAGTATCCTGATTGTGTATTGTATCCATATACAGATCGATCTAGCGCTGAGGCTAGTGATTGATTAAAATTTAATCTTTTTAATTCTTGTCTCCCAGAGGGAGTAAAACGTTTCGTAAATCTTTGAAACGCACTTAATTCTTCAGCCAATTATATCTCCTAAACTAATAAGCAGTCCATTGTCTACGCTCGTTCAAGTTCAGGACACCGTACCCGAGTGCATCTACCATATCATCGTGAGCTCCAACTGGAAAGGTAAATAGCTCTCTTTCCATATCGTCAAGCCACGGAGCATCTGTCTTAAAATAGACATCTCCTGCCTCCATCCTAGCAGATAAAGTCAAAGCTCGCGCAACTTTATCCTTGTCTGGTTTAACTTCTTTAACACGCATTCCTTGACGTTTTGCCATTTGTATTAAAGAAAGTTGAAAACCTTGTCTTTCCATAGTGACCCAACCAGCTTGATGTTTATCAATCATTCTCTTAATAGCACTCAATATATCTGGTCCTTCAAACCTTTGTCTTAAACAATCAAGAACAATCATTTTATTATTTTTAGTCATAGCAACTGCAACTATAGCTGTATAGTCCGCATCTTCATCTACGGAAGTAGCTATATCTGTAGCTAAAAATATAGTACATTCTTTTTTAAAATACGTTTCACCATCTAAAACAAAATCACCATTGTCATCATAATTCCAATACTTCATCCATTCAGGCTTAATCATACCTTGACCAGCTTCAACAAACTCTGCCATATACTCTTGAGCAAAAACAATAGAACCAACTTCTGTTTTAGCTTGATCTACTTCTTCAGGATCAATTCTAGGATTATCATAAGTAGAAAACCTAAACCTTTCCCAATTATCTGCAGTCCCAGCAGTTTCCCATAAATTATAAAACCAGTTATTCATACCCATAGGTGTACTAATAAATAAAGCAGAACCTTTTCTTTCAGTAAGTGTAGGACGTAATACTTCTTGCCATACTTCAGGTTTCACAAATGCAGCCTCATCCATAACGATAAAGTCTAAACCTTCACCTCTTAACCTTTGAGGATTATCAGCAGACCTTACAGCTATTTGACCACCATTAGCTAATGTAAATTCCATATTTACAATTGATATTTCTGGTTCTATTTCTTTAGGAAAAGATTGAGCAGTTGCAGCAATATCTCTCCAACCTACACGAGCAATAGCAAAAGTAGGTGCTACCCACCAAGCACGACCACCTCGGAGTGCCACTTCCATACACATTTGTACACCAAGTCTAGTTTTACCGAATCGCCTACCAGCACATAATATTTTCCAACGAGCTTCTGAATCAAATACTTTTTGTTGTGATGCGTGTAATGGAGGTAGTTTAGGAACGTATAATTGTGATTCATTTACCATATGGCTATCCCTTGAGACAGCCATTGATGGGAGGAAGTCGGAGTGGAAGACCGACAATCCATAGTATCATAACTGCTTTGTTCGTAACGACTATATAATATTCTCATCTTATTTAATCTTGTCTTATCTTATCTTATCTTATCTTATCTATATGCGTTTTCAACGCGTTAGTAACGCGTTACCATTTATACTTTATTTTCTTAGCTTCGTTATATTGTTTGAAAGATTTTTCACTTAAATCACTAGGATCTTTATCCCAATCTACGTCTATAGGTGTTTCAAACATAACATTAGAACCAATTTGTCTTTTCGTTGGACTTCCACAAAGTAGACACGCAATGACTGGATCATCAGTGATTTTATGTGTTACCTCGAACATATGTTCGCATTTACCACTTAAGCATTTATAATCATATCTAGGCAAGTTTTACTCCCGTGTATGTCTCTAATAATTTTACTCTATCCATATGGTTTGATTTGTAATCTTTCCAAATAGTTACATAATCTAATTGTTGATGTTTTATTAATTCATAAGGTTGTAAGTAATCATTGTAGTTCCATCTGCTTTGTCCGTTATGTGTATGCAGTATGGTTCTATCTTGATAAAGATGAGCAATTGTTGGTTGATCGAATAAAGGAGTTAGTAATGTATATCCCTTACGAAGTAATTCTGCTGTTTGTATCCAATGTTCTGTATGCATTGGTAAATCTGATAAATCATTAAAAAAATTACTTTTACTAAAAGAAAAGTTACCATTCCAAAGTAGGCATTGCATTACACCTTTATCGTCATATTCGTGTATGTCAATATATTCAGGATACATTGTATTGTATTCATTACTACCGTACTTATACATTTGACCTGTAAACTTAGGATATCCTAATTTTGATTGATGTGGAGCAAAAGATCTATTTTCTCCGTCTGAGTAATAGTGACCAGCAAGACCAGTGAATATAACATTAGTACTAAATCTTTCTATAGCTTCTATTAATAAAGTATCCCAATGTTTACCAAACAAAGTATGGGAATCAATTGATAATACATAATCTTCTCCTTTGTACATTGAACCAGCGTTAATTCTTCCCTTACCTATTCCTAAGTTTTGCCAACTAAGTTCATCAGTAAACAAAGACATATTGTATTCTAAAGAAAAATCATATATCCATTTTTCCCAAAACTCATTATCACACAATGCATAAACACCAAAATGTATATCACGAGGATTATCAGCTTGTGCTAAACAGTTTTCTATTGTATGAAAAAACTCTTGATCGTGTATTAATGGAATACCAATGTATATACTACTCATCAGTAAATAAAGAATAAAAATAGTTTAAATATTGATTTCTTTTTTCAGCTGGTATCCAAACCATAATCATTACAGCAGCGTGTTGTAATAATTTTTTTATTTTATTATCGGCAGCTTTCTCCGGCAATTTCTCCTCCTTCACAACAAGCTATTGCTTTTTGTTTATAAGCAATGCACTTTTTATTATAGCAGTATAATCCAGCGTGGATTTCTATTAATAGAATTTGGCAGACAGGACAGTTCAAATTACAGATTGCACTAAGACTACTAGTGCTGAAACTGCAACTACCCAACCACTTAGTTCGGCTCTTGAAATCTTTGTGTTAGTTTTTTCGTGTAAATCATCAATGCGTTCATTAATTTTATCTTGACCTTCAAGAATCATTACTAGCATTTCTTTTTGTGTAAATCCGTTACCTTTGTGATCGTTCATTTTTTCCCTGTAAAAGCTTCGTTTATTTCTTCTAGTGTTAATTTGCCATCATCTAAGAAACCTCTAGCTAATGCTTCAGTTACCTTGGCGACACCCAAAGCACCGGCTAGTAGCACAGAGCTTAGGGTGTCAATACCGATTATGCTACCCGCTCCAATAATTGCTAAACCATTAGCAACAAAAACTGCAATCATTCTTGCAAAGATCATTCTTATTTTTGCAGCAGTAGTTAATCCGTTAGGCATTTACTTTTTCTTTTCTCCAGAAACATAAGCAGCAATGATACCAACCATTCCTGTTATTGACATTTGTAGTAGTTCTACAACGCTTTGATCTGGACCTTTATTTTCTTGTAAAGATATATAAAAGTCACCAATTACGATAATCCCTAATAAGATAAATAATCCTATAGTTATTATCATTATTGTTTTTTCTTTAAATAAATCTTTCATTACTTACCTCCGCAACAGCAACCGCTTCCGCAGCATTCCATATTAGTCTCTCAATCTGATAGTCACTAACCAAATGATTGTAGATATGACTATCGCTATACCTACAATATCTTGTGCTGTACCTGTTAATGTGAACCAAGCAATAAAGAAACCAAGCAAAGTAAATACTTGTGCTATTGACTCTTTGATTACATCGACAATCCACTTAACGATATCTTTAAAGCTTAACTTCTTAAACTGTCTCCAAGACCATTTAAGAGAAACTTTAAAACCTTTTAGTGATAATTTTACAAAATGGTAAGGCAAACCGAGTAGGTCGTATGCCCAGCCAAATAATTTTTTGATCATTTAAAATCTCCTAGTTACCAGCGCACCTGCTTGTGCTATTATCTGTGACGCAAGAATTACTGGCACTACGACCTCCTGAGCCTTTTCTTTTTGGTCACTAGTCATATCATACCCTATGTTGCTAATTGTTATTTCTGAAAAGTCCACATCAACCAAAGAACCTACAGGATTTTCTAAAAAGTTTTCTACCTGTACCTCTGTAACAACGTCAGCTAATGTATAGTCTTCAACATCTTTGTTTTCGATAGCTCTATCAACATACTCTTCGACAGCTTCAGCTACAACTTCTTCTTTAGCAGCTTGCTCTGCAATTATCTCAACGTCATCAGCAGCAGTCTCTTCTTCAAAACCAAGTAACTCTCCAACTGCTTCTTTCTCTTCTTCATCTAACTCAGCAACAGTTTCAACTTTGGTAACTTCTTGAACAACAGCTTTGACAACAGCTTTGGTCTGAACATCAGCAGTAGATAGGTTTTGAACATCAGCAGTAGCAACTTGTTCTACAACTTCTACAAGTTCTTCTGTTTCTAGTTCAGCAACGACTTCTGCTACAGCTTCCTCAACTGCCTCAACATACTCTTCGACTTCTTCTTCAGATAAAGTCTCTAGTTCTTTTTCCTCAATAATCTCAACATCATTTTCTTCAAAGACTTCAGTAAGCTCTTCTACTTCAATAACCTCAGTGATAGCTTCTTCAACTTCTTCAACAAGAACTTCTATTTCTTCGTCTGTGAGTTGTACCTCTTCATCTCCCTCGCCACTATCAAATGGGTTGGTCTCAGTTTGTTCAGGTTTATCTGGGATAGTCGTTGTAGTAGTCGTTGTAGTCGTGGTCGTAGTTGTCGTAGTAGGAGGAACGACAATAATAACTTCACTAATTTCAAACGTTTCTTCTTCAACTTCATACTCCGTAAAATCTACAGTTTCCTGTATTTCTATAATAGCATCAACTAATAACTCAAGTTCTTCCTCCTCTTTTTTGGTCAGAGGTTCTCCACCTCCAGTATCATCTGTTTTAAAAGCATTTTTGATTTCCTCTTCAATACGCTTCTGTTCAGCTTCATACTCTGCCTGCTCACGAGCAGCTCTTTCTGCATCGGTTTCATAATATCCTGTTTCCGAGAAGTTATCATCTTTTTCTTTGGCTATACGCTGTTGTTCTGCCTCGTACTCGGCTTGTTCTCTGGCTGACCTTTCAGCGTCTGTTTCAGAGTATCCTGTTTCGGCAAAGTTCTTGTCTTTCTCAGCTTGTATCCTAGCTTGTTCTTCTTCATACTCTCTTTGCTCCCTAGGAGATCGGCCAGCATCAGTTTCAGAATAACCAGCTCCAGAAAAGTTCTTATCTCTTTGACGTTGAAGCTCCCCCTCACCCTCAGCTTTTT